TAAAGGAGGAAGAAGAAAGGAGGGTTTAAGATGCAGAGCCAAAGGTAAATTAAAAAAATCAGGTCATTATCGTTGTCGTTTTCATGGTGGAGATTGTGAAGGAGCAACAACTTTAAATGGAGCAATCAAAGCTTATAAGAATTTAAAATATTTTAAAAATTTTACAGATGACGAAATCAGAGATTACATTAAAAACAAAGCTACCAAGTATTATCGAGAAGATTGAGCAGGGGCAAACATTAACTAAAATTTGTAATGCCAAAGATGCTCCAAGCTTAACAACAATTTATAGAGCCATGCGAGAGGATGACAAAATCCATCAAGCCATTATGAAAGCAAGAGAAGTTGGAACTTATACTATTTTAGATCAAATACACGATGAGCTAAACACTCCGCAAGATCCAAAGTATTTTCAGCAGTATAGAGAAAAAGCTCATCATGCTAGATGGCTTGCAAGTAAATTGGCTTCGGGAATTTTTGGAGATAAACAAAAGATCGATCAAAAGACCGATAGTAAGTTAACGATTAGCTGGGCAAGACCCCAGGAGCAAAAAGCTCCTGGAGCGATTGAAGGTTAGTTTAGATTATTTTTTTTAAGGCAGGTTTTGTAAGCTTTATTTGCTTGATGCAATAAATAATTTTTAACTTTTGCATCTTTTTCTTCTAATTCCTTGGATTGCTCAGGTGTAGGATTACAAACAAATTCTACTTTAAGATCTTTCCAAGCAAAGTTTTTAGCTTTAAGAGCGCAAATATTTTTTTGCATTTCTACAGGAAGTTTTTTGATATTAATTTCATTTTCAAAATTTTTAATATCATGGTCTGTAGAAAAATCCGACAACACCCTCCAGCTAACGAATAATTGTTCGCCTCTAAAGTCTGTTGTTAAAACGCCAGCTTTGTAATAAGTAGATTTTTTAGGCTTACACCAAGCATTAGTTTTAGGATTAAGAGTACAAGAAATAAGTCTAGTACCTTTTTTGTTAGTTTCAAGCCAATATCTTTTTTTGGTCTTGAGTCTAAAACCCCAAGGATAATTTTCAACCTGGATAGAATTTTCAAAACTATCCATATTGTAAATATACATGAAATTTTTAGTCATATTAGTTAGCTCCTTTGTAATTGTTTTTTTGTTGTCTCAATTTGCTTAAATAAACAAAAAGAGGAATTAACACTAAAGCAAGCAAGCAGCCTAAAGCAGTACCGATTGCAAGCTGATACGATAAAGTTGACATACCGCCAAGGAAGTCAGAGAGAGCATTACCTAAACCAGCACCGATTACAGCACCTAAACCTTTTTGAAATCTAGCTGGAAAGTATTTGTCAATCTCTAAACCACATATTGCACCAAGCAACATGATGGCGTTGTCAACAATACCGTAAATTATATATTCTAACATATTACCATTGTGGTAACACATGTAACTATAATGTCAACACTAAAAACCGTAAGTCAACAAAAAAAAAGGAAGGTTAAAAATGAAAAAAGGATATCATAAAACAAAGTCTGGCAAGATGGCAAAGAAGGGGCTTTATTATAATATCAATAAAAGAAAAAAAGCTGGCACAAGTAGAAGTAAAAAGAAATCTACAATTAGTGCTAAGTCTTATAAAAACATGCAACGTGGTTTTAGATAAACAATGGTTGCTAAACGATTTCAAAATCCAAAAGGTGGTTTGAATGCAGCAGGCAGGAAGAAGTTTGGAGTTAAGGCTCCAGTAAGTAAAGGAACTAATCCCAGGCGTGTTTCGTTTGCTGCAAGGTTTAGCAAAGTTAAGGGACCACTCAAAGATAAAAAGGGAAGACCGACAAGACTCAAACTTGCATTAAAGAAGTGGGGGTTTGGATCTAAAGAAGCAGCAGCTAGGTTCGCTGCCAGACACAAGAAGAGTTAAGTTGGTTTGCAGCTACAGGGAAAGACACGCTCTCGCGCGTGTGTTATGGATTTCTAGATTGATTAAACACAATGCCAACACTTTTTGTTTAATTAATCTAATAATGACAACAATTACTTACGGTTATGTTAACCAATAGACAAACGATTTGCATATAAAAAGTCGTTTTTGCGTTTAAAAATCAAGACTATCGCCAAAAATCTTGGCGCGGTTTGTAGTTGTATTGTCATTGGGAGTTTAAGACACTGACACACAGAGAGACACTATGAAAAAAAAACCAGATATTAAAACAGAATTAGCCAGCTTAGTATTCGTTGATAAAGAAACAAATGCTATCGTGGTTCATATACACGGATTTGAAACGCCAAAGGTGGCATCAGACTTTGCAAGCTATATGCTGAAGAACTCAGGCATGAAGTATGAAGAAGCCAACGATTGTTTTGAAGAGCTGCCAACAATACACTAATGCACATTGAGATACCTTATACACCTAGACCGTTTCAGCAAGAGCTGCACGATTTATTAGATCAGCATAGATTTGCAGTGCTAAACTGCCATAGACGTTTCGGCAAAACAGTTTGTATTTTAAACCACTTAATCAAAGCGGCTCTTACAAACCCATTGCCAAACCCTAGATTTGCGTATGTGGCTCCAACGTATAAGCAAGCTAAAAGTATTGCTTGGGATTACATAAAACAATTTACGAGTAAAATCCCAGGGGTCAAATACAATGAGACAGAACTTAGATGTGATTTACCAAATGGGTCGCGTGTAACATTATTATCAAGTGAAAATGCAGAAAGTATCAGGGGTATATTCCTGGATGGGGTCTGCATAGATGAGACCGCACAAGTAAACCCTAAACTTTGGAATGAAATTCTGAGACCCGCATTATCAGATAGAAAAGGGTTTTTGTTACTTCATTGGAACGCCTGCTGGAATGAATAATTTTTTTTACGAAATTTATCAGCACGCGGTCAAAGATAAAAGCTGGCTTGCCTATACGGCTCCTGTATCGAAAACAAATATTATCGATCAAGAAGAACTCGATGCAGCAAGAGCGCAGATGGGAGATAATAAATATAAGCAAGAGTTTGAATGTGATTGGATTGCAAATATTGAAGGGTCGGTTTACGGAGATATTATTAAAAAGATTGAACAAGAAGATAAGTTTACCGTACTTGAATATGATCCAAGCTTATTAGTTAATACAGTTTGGGACATTGGGGTCGGAGACTCAACAGCTATAATCTTTTTTCAGCAACTCGGTAATACCGTTAGAATTATAGATTATTACGAAAACAATCGTGAAGGCTTGCCGCATTATGTTAATCTCGTAAAACAAAAAGAATATGTTTACGATAAACATTACGCACCACACGATATAGAAGTTACAGAATTTAGCCTGGGCAAAACCAGAAGGGAAGTTGCTTATCAATTAGGAATAAATTTTTATATTTTACCTAAGCTACCCCTGGAGGATGGGATCCACGCTGCTAAAATGATTTTACCAAGATGTTATTTTGATTTGGATAAAACAAAACACCTGGTAGATGCTTTGAGACATTATCATCGTAGGTATAACGAAAAGATGAGAATGTTTCATAATAAACCCGTGCATGATTGGTCAAGTCATGCTTGCGATGCTTTTAGGTATATGGCGATTGCGATAGATGAATTGCCAAGCCAACAGAATATCAGTAAGCGATACCAAACCGCGGATAATGAATACAAAATATTATAGGAGACAACATGAGTTTTTTAACACCAAAAATGCCAGCACTTCCACCACCACCACCAGAGCCTACGCCACCGCCTAGCTTTGAGGATCAGGAAAGAGAAGCTGCGGCAACAGCAAAACAAGAAACTTTAGATAGAAAAAGAAAAGGCAGAAAGTCAACGATCTTAACAAGCTATCAAGGCTTACAAGATGATGACTCTGTAATTTCTAAAAAAACATTATTAGGGAGTTAACATGGGAGGATTTAGAAAACCATCACCACCTGCACCACCACCACAACCCCCAAAACCAAAACCAATGGTACAACCAACGGAAGCAGAATATACGCAATCTAGTGCAGCAGATGCAAACCTAGATGTGAAAAGAAGAGGCAGACGAGCAACAGTTTTAACTGGATCATTAGGCTTATCAGATAGAGCTGAAGTATCGAAGAAAACATTATTAGGAGGATAAATGGCACATAATCCAAAATCAAAAATGGCGATTGATCGTTACAATACTTTGAAAGTAGAACGTCAAACATGGGAAAGCCACTGGCAAGAAGTTGCTGATTATTGTTTACCAAGAAAAGCAGATATTACAAAATCAAGATCCAAAGGAGATAAAAGAACTGAGTTTATCTATGATGGAACGGCAACACATGCTTTAGAATTATTGGCTGCATCTTTACATGGGATGCTTACAAATACGGTATCACCTTGGTTTTATTTAAAATATAAAAATGATGAATTAAACAAAGAAGATGAAGCGGTTGAATGGCTTGAGAATTGTACTCAAGTTATGAACCAGGCTTTTAATCGATCCAACTTTCAACAAGAGATATTTGAACTTTACCATGATCTGATTGCTTTTGGTACAGCTGCACTATTTATTGCTGAAGATAAAGATAATGATTTAAGATTTAAAAATTTACATATTTCAGAAATTTATATTACAGAAAATGAAAAAGGTTTTGTTGATAGCTTAACCAGGCATTTTAAAATGCAAGCAAGAAACTTACCTAACCAGTTTCCTGATGCTGTATTACCGCCAGAGCTTGTAAAAAAAATTGAAAAAAATCCTTACGATAGAGTAAATATAATTCACTGCATCCATGCAAACCCAGACTATTCTGAAACTAAAAAGTTTGTATCGCATTATGTTCACGAGGATAGCGGAACTTTATTATCCGAAGGTTTCTTTGCAGACTTTCCTTTTGCTGTACCAAGATATTTAAAATCGTCAAATGAGATTTACGGTAGATCACCAGCGATGAATGCACTTGCAGATGTTAAGATGTTAAACTTAATGAGCAAGACAAGTATTAAAGCTGCGCAAAAACAAATAGATCCACCGTTAATGGTACCTGATGATGGTTTCTTAATGCCAATTAGAACCGTACCAGGTGGTTTAAATTATTATAGATCAGGAACCAGGGATAGAATTGAACCAATGAATATTGGAGCGAATAATCCTGTAGGTATTCAAATGGAAGAACAAAGAAGAGATGCAATCAGACAAAACTTTTTTGTAGATCAGTTAATGACAAACCAGGGAGCAACGATGACAGCAACAGAAGTCATCCAGCGTAACGAAGAAAAAATGAGAATACTTGGTCCCGTGCTAGGTCGTTTACAATCTGAGTTGTTACAACCTTTAATTACAAGATCATTTAATATTTTAAATAAAAATAAAAAGTTTTTACCTATACCTGAAATGTTAGGTGAAACGGATATTGAAATTGAATATGTATCACCGCTTGCTAAAGCTCAAAAAACTGGAGACTTACAAGCATTGATGAGAGGAATTGAAATTTTTGGTTCATTACAACAAGTTTCACCTGTTATGGATTACTTAGATACTGATAATATGGTTCAATACATTAAAGAAGTTTTAGGTATTCCAGCTAAAATATTAAAATCAAGATCTCAAGTTGAGCAAATAAGATCAGAACAAGCTCAACAACAAATAATGCAAGCGGAAATGCAACAAGAAATGCAACAAGCGGAGATCGCAAATAAAGCTGCACCGATGGCTAAAGTTTTAAATGAGAGCAATTAACGACAATAT